GCAACTCGGCGAGTTCTGCGAACAGATCGTCGCGCAACTGCCATAACGAGTAAAACTCGGGTGGAGTAGGAGGTGGCTGTGTAGAAGGAGGTGGAGACCTAGCGGGACTAGCGTCTTGTCTCTGACAAACTCGGCAACAAAAATGCCGCGCGTGATCCGCAAAATCTACACAAGTTGCGTCGCAATCGGGAACGTGACGTGACATGATGAAAAAAGGAAGAGGTTGGTTTTCATCATCGAGGGGGGAGGGAGGGGTATATATAGCTGACCCGGGTCCGGGTCCGTCTGGGCATATAACATTAGATCTGCCCAGACGGACCCTTTTAATTCGCACTATGTGTAACGCCGAATCATGTCCACTTTTCGATTCCAAGCACGGTACGCCTTGCTTACTTTTGCACAATGCGGAGACCTCGATCCTTTCGGAGTGGTCAACCATCTTGCTGAACTTTCAGCTGAATGCATCATCGGAAGAGAGGATCACGCAGATGGCGGAATTCATCTCCATGCTTTCGTCGACTTTGGGAGAAAGTACAGAACCCGGAACGCGCGCGCATTTGATGTGGAGGGATACCACCCGAATGTTTCTCCATCTAGAGGGACACCTGAGGAGGGTTACGACTATGCAATCAAAGATGGCGATATTGTTGCGGGGGGACTGGAACGACCTGTACCAGAGCGACTTCCTACAGCTCGCGACGTGTGGCCTGAAATCATTAACGCTACATGTGAGTCAGAGTTTTGGTCGCTATGTGAATCACTGGCTCCACGTGCACTGGTCACTCAATTCACTCAACTCCGCGCCTTCGCTGCCTGGAAATTTCCACCAATCAGAGTTCCGTATGAGACTCCACCGGGAATTGTCCTCAACACGGATTGGGTTCCTGAGCTCAATGGTTGGGTACGAGACAACCTACAATCAAGTACAAATGGGGGTAAGTTATCTTGCACGTCGCCTTATCCTCGCGACCCCCACAAGGGGGGTTTCGGGGGCGCCCCCCCAAGGGGTCCCCTCCCCCCTCAGCTCGGAGGCTCGAGTGCGCTAGGAATGCAACTGAATGCTGACTTCGATATACAGAACGAAGAAAATCCCTGGTCTTGTATGGACCCTCAAGGATGGGTAAAACCATCTGGGCAAGAAGCCTTGGAGAGCATGCCTACTTTGGAGGCTTATTCAGCATGGATGAGGAGCTCGATAACGTCAAATATGCAGTGTTTGACGATTTTGGAGGAATTAAATTCTTTCCGAGCTACAAATTCTGGCTAGGACACCAGAAACAGTTCTACGTCACGGATAAGTACAAGGGCAAGAAGTTGGTACACTGGGCTCGTCCCTCAATTTGGCTATCTAACTCCGACCCACGTGACGAACCAGGTGTTGAAGTCGATTGGCTCAACGCCAACTGTGACTTTGTGTACCTAGATAGCCCCATAGTGGAAATGACACAAGACTAACGCTCGTGCCAATAAAAACTACCCTCCGGACTAAAAGTGAATGTCGTGAAAGGCGCCTCCGTTTGGGAATTCACAATTCCCATGATATCAAAAATATACATATCCCCAATGCCACGTAGACCAACAGTAGAGAAGGGCCTATCACCGACAACGTCGGACTCAAGATCATCCTCATAAGAAATGGTACGCCGAATGGGATACCACAAGTTGTACATGCGGGCTGCACCAGTATCGTTGCCTGGCCGAATGACTCGTGTCTTGTCAGACTTGACAGTCACGCGCCGAGTATCAACGGGGGCAGTGAGATCGTTGGACCAATCAACATCGACCTGACCGCGGAACACGTAGGCCTGTAATTCCTCCCGTGCATTAGTGGATCCTTCGAGTGGGCCGATGACACGCCGGCAACCACCCTCGGTAGTCTGGTTAAACAGCTGCTGGGGAATGTTGCCATCCCCACTGGAATCCATGGCCTGGCGCAGGTCTTCTCCCTTCAAATAAAAAACAATACGGCGCCACATAAAAGTACCGCCGCCATCAATAGTAATCTGAACCTTCTCCTTGTAGCCAACCGCAAATATGTCGGAGGCATTCCGAACGGCAGGATTGGTGATGGAAGTGCGGGTTGTGCGGGCATTGGGAACAAACAAACAGGTGAGGGGGGAGGCCGCATTAAAAGGTCCGGGGGTAATAGTAACATCCTCAGTGACGACGATGGGAAGCATTGTGTCAACCTTCTTACGAGAGGTGACATTCAAAATGCGCCGACGAGTCATTGGTCTGCGTCGGATACGTCTTCGGCGATAAGTGCGGTTAGTTCGGCGACCTGATCTTGCAGAGCGGAAACCTCGGCGCGCAACTCGGCGAGTTCTGCGAACAGATCGTCGCGCAACTGCCATAACGAGTAAAACTCGGGTGGAGTAGGAGGTGGCTGTGTAGAAGGAGGTGGAGACCTAGCGGGACTAGCGTCTTGTCT